TCAGCGCACTCAGAAAGATGGTATCGTAAGATACCTCAAAGAGAGAGCTTCGGCTCTCTCTTCTACTTGTTAGTTTAACAAGGAGCTTCGGCTCTTTCTTTAACTAAGGAGGTTAACATGGACTACGAAGACATCATCATACTTGCTGGCTGGGTCATGCTTTGTTTAGCAGCAATAGGTCTGCTTGTTCTCGGATACATTGGCTAATTAAAACGAAACCAAAAAGGAAATCAAAATGAAACCAGAAATAGAATATGATTCTCAAATGCTAATAGATATGGCAGAGAAAATCATCAATGAGCTATCGTTCATGCTCATACCTTCGCAACGAAATGAAATGGTAATCGCTTTAACAGTTGCTTACAAACACGGCAAAGCTAAAGGCTTACAAGAAACACTCGAACTCATTCGTGACGCAACGTAACTTTCAATGTGACGTAACGTAACTTAATCCATGACGCTACGTCACACCCATTGCATTGATACTTTAAATAAAGTTTTATTAACCAAAACAGGAGAGAACTATGACAATCAAAGAGATGCAATTACATGGAGTAACATCCATAGAAGTAAAGCAAACAAACAGTATGCAAGAAGCATTTGGTGTTTGCACACGCAGAATACGATTCGAAACAAATGATGGTACTAGCTTTACTGTCATTGCATTTGCACATGATTCCGATTCATTAAATTTAATTCATCAACCAGAAGCATTAAAAGGAGAGAACTAATGCTAGACTTCCAATCAAATGATTACAATTTCCCCATCGATACACAGCCTGTGTTTACACAGGACGGTGAGGTCATACCAGATCACAAGTGCATCATACGCACAGACACAGGCAAAGCGATGGGCTTACACGGCTCACGTTACAAAGCTATACCGCATGACGATGTAGTTAACTCTATCTTAGATAGCGTCAAAGCATCTGACCTGTCTTCAGATTACGATCTAACAGTAGACGTAATGGAAGATGGCCGTAAGCTTAGAGGTGAAATCTTATTTAAAGATCTAGTCCAAGAGCCAGCAGTCGGTGACTACGTTCAGTTCAGAGTCAGCTTCTTTAATAGTTACGATGGTTCATGGTCTTTTTCTCAACGAGCCAATGGTCTTAGACTATGGTGTCTCAATGGCTGCACAACAGCAGATACTATAGCTAACTCTAGGTTCAAGCATACAGCATCACTCAATGTAGATGGCAGCGCAGCTAAGATCATCACAGGTGCAGAGATGTTCATGAATAAAGCAGAAGAGTGGCAAGCCTTTATGAAGGTACGCATTAACAGCGACCAAGTGGAGCAGTTCTTTCGCTCGACTATCTGCAAGGTCACAACCAAGCAGAAGCAAGTCACCAAGACAAACGAGAAACAACTAGAGAATCTTATCTCAGGTTGGCAAGAAGAAAGCGCAACGCTAGGCCACAACAAGTGGGCCTTGTATAACTGCCTCACATCATGGGCCACACACACACAGGATTTACGTGCGCCAGAGGTAGCAAGATACAATCGCGAGGCTATGATTAGCTCCGCTATGAATCACAACTTATGGAACACAATGAATACGGAGAATGTGTTATGATACAAACAGTAATCACAACAGATAATGTTGCAGATATAATTGCTAAGTATGTACCTTGGCCTCAACAGCTAGAGAAAGTAGCAGACGAGCTTGAGAAACTTAATCCAAGGTTTAACCGCAAGCGTTTCGTTGCTCTTGGTACAGCTGCTTGGGAAAGAGCAGCGCAAATACCAGAGGAAATTGACGATGAGATACCGTACTAATGGATAAGGTAGAGTGCAAAGAGTGCGATGGTAACGGGTACATAACTTGGAACGTACCCGTTCCTCACAACTTTGGTATAGATATAGGATACATTGATACTGACACTGCTGAGTGTGCTGATTGCGCTGGTAAAGGATGGATACCACCGCACCTAGTTGTTGACACTGAGGATTAGATTGCTGCATTAGTGCAGTATGAAATCGTATTTACAACAGTTACAAGATCAAGCCAAAGAATATAATGTTTCTTTATTTAAAGCGTTTGGTTATGCAAAGCTCCCTTCATCAACTTACTATAGGACAGTGAAGGGACAAACTGAAATGCGATATGAAACTGCCCTTAAGGTGCATCATGTCATTGAAAGATTACACCTACTTCAGCAAGCCCGTGACGATCCCAAAAGATTACGAGGTCATGGTACAAATGCTAATAGACGCAAGGTTTTCCCAAAGTTTAAGCCAAGAATCGTTAGCTCATAAGATAGGCTGCACTACATCCATCGTTCACAAGTGGGAAACTCACAAGAGAATACCATCAGGCTTTCTATTGTTCTGTTGGTTGGAGGCATTAGGATATGAACTCAAGGTCACACCTAGGTAAGATTGCTACATGTATAAGCTGTAAAGAAAAGTCACACTATTATGTAGCGGTGCTTAAGAATTATGGTGGATCAACCACACCTCACTGGTATGTGTGTTTGAACTGCTATGATAATGATAACTGGCAACAATCTGTTGATCAGAAGGGATACAAGAAAAGTATTCAACCACCAAAGCCAAAGACTTACAGACGTAAACAGTCCAAGGCTGCAATAGATAAAGCATGGGATACAATATGATAATCTACGGTATAGACCCGGGGTTTACTGGTGCTGTTAGCATATATGACAGTCAAAAAAACAAGCTCGAGTGTTACGACATACCAACATACAAAAGTCCAAAGGGTAAAACTTTAATTAATCTTCACGCACTGCTCGACATACTTACTTACTCAGATGATGATTCATCTATGGCAGTGATAGAACGTGTGAACGCTATGCCTAATCAAGGTGTCAGCAGCACGTTTAGATTTGGTCAAGGCTACGGCCAAATAGAAATGGGCCTTGCAGCGTGCAAGCTGGCTGTCCATTACGTTAGCCCCGCAGTGTGGAAGAAACACTTCGGATTAAACAGAGACAAAGGCGTCAGTCGTGGGCTTGTGACGCAACGTCTTCCACAATACGCCCACTTATTTGCTAGAGTGAAAGATGATGGACGAGCAGAAGCCACATTGATTGCTCTCTATGCAGCAGAAAAACTTATTTAAGGAGAAAAAACATGGGATATACTAAAGAAGGTATTGGTTATCAGCACACAGATACAAGTCGTGCCGCTGCTAATGATATTCAAAATAAGAAAGTTACTTTACGAGAACAAGTTTATCAACTGTTACTAGAAACAACCTCACCACTTAGCACTGAGCAAGTGGCAAGTATGTTAGAGCGCCCGTATGTATCCGTTCAACCGCGCTTGTCTGAACTATCAAACGAAAAACGCGTCAAAGACAGCGGCAATCGTGGCACAACACAATGGGGTAAAACTTGTATTTTGTGGGAAGTAAGGAACTAAGATGTACAAACCAAAAAGTATTGGCAATCTTACTAGCGGTCAGGTGTGGGATGCTCATGTTGCCAAGGCAGCAAGCTCACCTATCCATGCCCGTGAGTACAAGAAATCTAACTATGTGTTAGATACCGATAAGGTTATGGGTGATCGTATTCGTAATGGCGAACCTGTTGGGCAGAATTATTTGTCAGGCAAGCAGAAAGAGAGGCTGCTTAAATATGGCAACGTAACAGAGGAGGACTTTGCTAAGTACACAAAGTGACGTTACGTCACATTGGATTGATGTTACTGCGTATATGCAGTAGCTATATAATTATAATAAAAGGAGAAAGTCATGGAGCGTAAAGGTTTTATAGGTGGTTCTGACTGCGTAAAAATAATGCAGGGGAACTGGCTGGAGTTATGGCAGATCAAGACAGGCTTAGTAGAGCCAGAAGATTTGTCACGAAACATCGCAGTGCAGATGGGTAACCTTACTGAAGAGTTTAATTTAAAATGGTTTGCCGATGAGTACAATACAACCATCGGAGGGTTCCAAAAGTCTTACAAAAAGACCATCAATAAAGTGCCAGCCAAAGGTACAATAGATGCCAAGTGTGAGTCAGCCGATGCTGAGTTACAAATAATAGAAGCCAAGCACACCAACGCATACAATACTTTAGATAAAGTAATAGAGTATTACATGCCACAGTTGCAGCTATACATACATCTAGCTGATGCAGATGGTTCCTATCTCTCAGTAATATTTGGCAACAACAAATGGGAGTCAGCCTATGTCTCGCGCAACGATGAGTATTTCAATTCTATGTGGGCAGTGGTGTCAGATTTCTGGGGTTACGTGCTTCGCAAAGAAGAACCAGTTGGTAATGACGAACCGATACAACTTGGGACTGACAAGATTGAGGTGGACAACATGGTCAAGCGCGATGCCACCACAGACAACCACTTCGTTGACACGGCGTACACCTACGTCACCCTCGAAGCAGACGCCAAGGCATTTGACTCAGCCAAGAAAGACCTCAAAGGCATGGTCGGATCAGATGAGAGAGAAGTTTACTGTGATAGTCTCACAATCAAACGATCCAAGAACGGATCACTTAGGATAACAAAGAGGACAACATAATGGCCTTAGGCACAACAACTCAAGAAGTAAAGTTTACTAACAATGAATTATGGTGTGCGATGGAATTGCAAGTAATGGATTTAGTTTCAGATAGAGCAATACAATATCTTACAAAAGAAGCAGTAGAGACTCATGTTCGTGAGGGAATCGATGCTTACTTTAATATATTCCAAAACAATTCTGATACAAACTTATACGATTTTGATTTTCAAGAAGCTTCTTTTAATAATGAAGGGTTTATGCAAGCAGTTTATGTTGGAGTCCAATTAGTTCTGGAAGAGGTTCTACCACAAATACATCTTAAACCAGAGTGGGAAATAAAATCATGGGAAAATATGGTTAACAAAAAAAAGGAGAGTAACCAATGACTAAAGAGAAACCAACAGCAATAGAGT